TTGAGAAAATATCGGACTTGGGCTTTCCTAAACGCCGAAGGTAAGAAGGTCTGGGGAGAAGTCTTTCCCGATGGCGAGGTGCCAATTCAAAGTATAATTGCTCAGACTGCGACTTTAGAAGGTATCGAAAAGGTTGAGAGGGTCTTTCTTGTTGACTGGAAGGAGCTAACAGCTGAGCAGCAAAAGGGCATTCTAGAGCGGATTAGCAGGCAGAGTGGTGCCGGCAAAGACGTTATTCTTAGGGAAATTTTGAAAGTCGGCTTACCTTTGCGTGAGAAGTACATCGAGGGTTGCGGAACAAGCCGAATGGGGCTTTTCATTTAGGAGGTTTTGTGTTTTTGGAGCTTGAAGTTGACAAGGTAGATGCAGTTGATTGGCTTACTGACGAGCACTGGATCGTTTTTAGTTTCTACGGTGGCTTTCCCCAGTTTTTAGAGCACTGCTACTTCACGCCTGGAACACCCAAGAACGCAGAGTTTGAAGTGATGATAGCTCCAGTCTCAATCAATGGGTTAAAGGGGATCGCTCCTTTCTACAGAATCAGAGACACCGTTGAAAACCGTGAGTCGCTCCGAGCAGCCCTATCAGAGTTCAACGACAAACGCTTGTTGACTTTGGCTGAACTTGATGAAAACATCGAAGACCTGCGACGAAAAATAAAGAAAATCGTTGTTCCAACGCTCAGGTGACTTTTTTGGTTGGGGCTGATGGTGGAAGTCAAAATTTTTCTAATTCAAAGTCAAAAGTCAAATTTGACTTCACTACCGTTCGTACCAGAGTCATACCCATTCTCAAGCGTGTGCAGGTTGGAGACTATCCTGCTAAGATAGGTCGCATGTATGGTTGGAGCAAACAGCATGTATCCTATTACCTAAACAAGCTAGAAAAGGCCGGTTTGGTATGTAGAAAAAAGCGTAGTAGTGCTGTGTTTTTTGAGTTAACGCTTAGAGGTCAAAGTTTTCTCGGGTCATGTGAGGGGGTCCTGTTCGGGTCTGGCGTCTTTCGTTTGGAGAAGGTTCAGTATCGTTATCTGATTTTGGCTGAGGGGTTGCTTCCGTCGGATTTTCGTAGAATTGAGATGCAGAATTGGACTGCTTTGTTGGGTTTGGAGCAGGGTGTTAAGGTTAGGCATACTTCGCGTTCCTGGATCGTTCATGTCGAGACTCTATACGGCCGGAGTCCTGGAGAGTTGTTCACCTTATCGAAGAATTTGGCTGACCGTGTAGCTAAGGGTTTAATGGCTAAGTATGGCTGCCGACTGGCTGATGGGGAAATCTGTAGGGGACATGAGATAGCGATTGATGATCCGGTTGCTCAACTGCTTAGCCGTTACTTCACCGTAAGTGTGCCTGGGAAATGTCGTATGGATCATAGTCCGGGAGAGTTAGAAGGTGAGATTGATTTCACTCAAAAAGACATGGTCATTGAGTATCTGCTTATGCCTGAAAGGATCAAGAAGCTGGAAGGCCAGCTTGCCTCTTTGAATTGTGATCTAGAAAGAATCAGCGGTAACTTAGAGAAGTTGACTGTTATTTTAGGAAAGCTCTGCGATTTCGAAGGAGAAAACAGCTCGCCTAGGAGTATCGGAGGCAACGAGTATGTGGCTTGATATTAGTTGTAAGACTGCTTTATTGGCAGTGAAAACCTGTTCAGAAGACCTTTCAGCACCCAGCCGTGGGCATAGAAAAAGTCCATGTTTTTTGGAAGGTGCTTTTTGCAGTCGATTAGTCCTGATTACCCAGTGATAGTTTTGCCATGTGTTGATGGGCGATAATTCTTAGAGTGTGCATTTTGATGCGAAAGAGTAGAAAAACCATTTTCAGAACCAGAGAAAGAAGCTTAGCCAAAGCGAAAAGATAGGTCATTCAAAGTATAATCAGCAGTTGCTCAAGCAAAGGCTTTCGGAAATAGAGGAGGTTAAGTTTATGCTCCGAGTGATTTTCGCTGGTTTAAAGGGCTCTTTTAATTTTGAACGATCATTGATAGAACGAATAACCTATCAGGATGAAGTCGATAGAGATCCTGAGATTGTTATATGAGACAGGCAACTCAGGATTACTGCCAAAGGACCTGTCCGCCAAATTGGTCCTGTTTAAGATAACTCATCATAAAGTGAACAACAAAAAGTCTGAACAATAACCAGGTACAGATATTACAATTCTGCTTTATCTGTAAGTTACATGATAATAGCGAATTTTATGCCATAGCTTGAAAGGTGAATCGTCCTTAACTGCAAAATAAGCCTTCCTCGATTTGAGTAGTTTGGACATGTAACCACCTGTTTCAAAAGCATGATTGACTCTGAATGGGGCGTCAATGCTGCCTATTTCTTCGATATGCATTTTTGTATATAGAATCTCCAGTTGTTTTAGATAATCGTTCAAATCCGGTTTTGCGATGTCTGAACAACCGAAAACTAGCTGATCACTAAATTTACCAGATTCAAGTAGAACTTCTTTAAGGAGATAGGTCCCCGTAACAGCGTTAAGTTTCGCAAAATCCGATATACCTAAAAGCGGTAGGTAAGGCGGGTTACAAATAACTAAATCGAACCGTTTCTTTGCAATCTCATGAAAACAATCTGAGGCTACACTGGTTGACTTTATTTTGCGTGCCTTTGAATTTATGAAAAAATTGAATTGGCTGAGGAAAACCGGCGAAGCAAACATATCTATAAAATTGACTTCTTTGATGCCTTCATTAATATTGCTTAAGTATATTCCAAGAAATCCTGTGCCGGAGCCAACGTCAGCTATTGATTTCAAGTTTTTTGAATTGCCAAAATGTTTCTCTAGCAACAAAGCGAAAAAAAGGCTATCAATTGAAGGAGGCCATAATGAGTCTACATTTTTATAAAACAGTTGATTGTTTTTAAACTGAATTCTTATCAAACCATGCTCAAAGGCATACTGAATCCGTTTGCCTTCTTCCCTTGAATGGATTGGGCAGGGGATTGAGCTGTTCTTGTATTTGTCGGGAACCTTGCAATTACACGGCCATAAGAGGCGAGTGCAATTCTCTGTCAGGAAGCAGCCGTTTAAATAGAACTTTATTTCTGATAAATCATCGTCTACTGCAATGTCAAGATAAGAGCTTGTCTTGATCCTTTTGAAGTACCTATTGAACCATCGACTATTCACTATCTTAATTAAAGCACCTTGATCATCGTAGACGTGACAAATAATTTTTCTAGCGCTCTCGTCAAATTCAGTATCCAACGGTTTTTGAATATCCGCCATATGCAGTAGTATTTCTTTGTCAGCATGTGCCAGTTTTGATAAGATCTCTTCAAGCTCGGCACCCTTGAAAAGCAATTTTATTGAAAACCCCTTGCGCCGGTAAATGTACTTGGCCACTTCAAAAGAGGTCTTGGCTAACTCGCCTATGCCAGTGGCTATCCCTATTGGTTCCATGAAGTAACCGTTCACCTGCTTGATTATCGGTGGTTTAATGGATAAGTTTTGCCTTGATCTATAACAATTCACGATTAAAGAAAGAAATGAAACTGAGAAGAGACTGAGTTGTAAGTGTTAAATTCTGAAATCTTGAGGCCTGTTTCTATGGCCCAGTTGACTTCTGCCAATGCTATTGTTAGTTTTTTCTCGGCATTTTTCTTTGACCTTGTCACACTCGGCGGATCGGTGTTAATTTTGCGAGCTATCTTGTAGTCGCTTAAGCCCTTTTGAGCGAGCTTTAAAATGGTTCTTTCCCTTTCTGTGAGATTCATCGGTCATTCTTTTCGCGATAATATCATAAATGCGTTATTATCGTGAATGCGCTAACAAGCTATTTCAGATTTCCATAATCACGTGTTCTTGACTTTAAATGCACCGAGATGCCTTCCCAAACAAATGTGATATCCGCAAAACAGCAAAAGACGCCATAGATACCTTTGGTGTGAGAGGGGCTAGTGCTTCTTGGCAAGCTAGTTTTGGCATGGCTCTTAGTGAGGCGGATTTGCTTTTTGCTGTTCGCCGAGAACCAGTCGCTAATCGTATTGTGTTTCAAGTTGCCCACGACGTATTTGACAACTGGTTTCGAGTAGAAGAGGTCTCGGAGAAGCCTGACGCGGGTTTTGATAAGGAAGTTCAAAAGACTCTTTCAGCGTTGAATGCTAAGGCAGTTTTTACACAGTTTGCAGTTTATGAGCGGCTGTTTGGCTGGGCCATAATTGCATTAAGCTATGTTGACTACGGGAAGGGGCTTGATGCGCCTGTTTCTAATCCAAAAGAAATCCTCGAAATCTTTCCGTTTAGTACTCTGCAGTTTACGGTTCAATCAAGTGACGAAGACACTGACACTGAGAGTGCCAGGTTTGGCTTGCCAATCTATTACACTCTCCGCCGTGATAAAGCGGGACAGAGTAAACTCCATTTTTCCCGAGTCATTCATGGCGCTACGCGGCTGCTTGACCATCCTTACAAGGGTATGAGTGTTTTGGAGCCTGTTTATGATGATTTGACTGTTTTGCGTAATATTCGCTGGGGATTAGGCCAAACACTATTTCGTTATGGCAGCGGTTTTCCAGATGTCGAAGTCAAAGGCGCCAAACGAAAACAGCTTGATGACCTAGAAGCTAGTCAGCAATTCAAGAACCTGCAGGCTAGAACGTACTTTTTGCATTCTGATGACACCAAGCTTGATTTCAAGGGCGTAGCTGGGAAAGCGCTCAATCCTGAACCCTACTACATGCCGATAATGGAGAACATTGCCGCAGGCACAGGTCTGCCCCTTGCTATTCTTAGGGGTGCTCAAGCTGGTGCATTAACCGGTTCAGAAGTTAATGAACGGGAATACTTCAAGCTAATTAGTGACGCCCAATCTCGATATGAACCTGCCATTCGTCAGCTTATTGATGCCTTGTTGGATTGTGGGCAAATCCGCTTCAAGTACAATGTGCAAAGGGAGTACAGGATTGTTTGGAATAGTGGGTTTGAGCTTTCCGAGAAGGACAAAGCTTCAATTGAGTTGCAGCAGGCGCAGGCACGTAACCTGAAGACTGGTTGGATGTCTGTTGATGAAGTGAGAGGTGAACAGGGACTCGGTGTTTTGCCAAATGGTGCAGGGCAGGTTGTTTTGGGTTTGCAGAAAAAGCCTCTGCAGGAAACTTTTGCCTCTTCAACTTCTGAGGTTGATGCGGAAGAGGGACTGTTGAAAAATTTTCTAAAGCGTTTTCGGAGGGTAAAAGATACTTGAGAAAAGTTGGAACAGCACATATTGAGCTTGATTCAGTTAGTATCATTTCTGAAAATGAAGACGAGTTAGTCTTGCCTGGAGTCTTGGCTCGCGAGGGCGTATTGCGGTATGCTCAGGGTCGCGCCTATAGAGCTGCTGATGAGTTACAGAAGAGTTTGTTTACGTTCGATGGCGCTTGGGTTGTTGGCGGAAGGCATCCTGAAACTTGGGTGCTTATGGATCCCGAGCTAATTGGCGGCAGAGTAGACCATGTTGAATGGGACGCTGAGAATCGGTTAGTGCGTGGCAGAGTTCATCTTTTGAAGGCTAAGGTTTCAGCTGATTTCCTAGCTGCTGTCAAGGCAGGAGTCTTGTCAAAGAACAGTATCGGTTTCATGTATGAGGAAGACTGGACTCCTGGACTGTTTAACGGAGAAAAATACGATTTTGTTCAGCGCAAAATTCTTGTTGATCACGTGGCAGTCGGGGTTCCTTTTCCAAGAGACCCAGGATGCACCTTAGGTGTAGATTCAGCAGAAGCCTCTGCAGGAGTCACGCTTTCACTAAGAGCAGATGTCTCAAAGCTGCAAGTCCCAACAGCTGAGCAACCAGCAGGGGAGGTTCTAGCGCCTGAGATAGTCCTTGAGCGTTCTCGGAAGATTTTGGGGAGTTTACAGTAACATGCCGAAAGGCCGATCAAGTGTTGCAGAATGGCGCCGATATGATGGAGCTCGCCACCACGACGGGGCGTTATAAATAGCGGAAAAAACAAGCAGGAAAACAACTTGACAGAAAACAAAAATGATGGGTTAACAAATTCTGTAGGAAACGAAAATCCTAAGAACAAAGCTGCTAAAATGAGCATAGATCAAGCCTACGCAGAAATAGAGGGCCTTCGCAGAACACTTTCTGAGAAAGACTCGTTAATAGGTGACTTGACTAAGCAACTTGACGAAGCAAACAAAGTTTTAGAAAGCCAAGAGAAAGGTCGATTGATCGGTGAAATCTTGCCGCGTAGTCAATTTAAAATGGATGACTTAATCGGTAAGAGCGTTGAAGATCTCAAAAACATAAACGCCACTTTATCTCACGCTATGCCGCCAAGAATCAACAGTGCAAGATTCGGCGTAGTTGGAGTAGATATTAGTGACCGTGAAAAAGGCCTAACCGTGGGCGATCTAAGCGTTGTGACTGCTGCCAAACGTAGAGGAGCTGCATAGCTATGCCACAAGGAATCGTTAAGCCCTTAAACCAGATCGTTGCTAGTGGAGATCCATTGGCTGTAGAGATGGAAATAGGCGCTAATGCTACCGCTGCTAAAATGTTACCCGGGCGTGTTGTTGTTTTTGACGATGCAGATCAGACAGTCAAAGAAGCTGGCGCAAAAGCCGATGGAGTAGTTGGGTTTTTAGAAGTTGCACCCGCCAAAAAGAAGACTGATGCTTACGCCGTAGGCGACCAAGCCAAGGTAGTTGTTGGCGAATGCCTTGCTGTCCTAACGCTACTAGCTAATGAGTCTGTTGTTCGCGGTGACTCTTTGGTTACCGCTGCAGATGGCAAACTTGCAAAGCTAGCTGTTGGAGCTATGGGCGGTCAAGGCAGTGTGGTCGGTGAAGCGTGGGAATCAAGCAACGTCGCAACAGATGCAGAAATCTTGGTGCATTGGAAGCCAAGCGCTGAGCCTGCTGCTGCCGCATAGGAGCAATCAAAATGCAGACTTTAAGACGAGTAGGAATGGATACCGCGCATATGACTGATGAAGAGCTAATGTACGTTGACAGCCGCATAGTTGAGACCGTGCGTCCTTTGCTTATCGGTCGAAGACTCTTTCCAGTTTTCACTTTGCCACATGCTGGCTTTCTGACTGTTCGTGGGTATAAGCGCACGGACATGAGTCAAGCAAGAATAAGCCTACATGGACAAGGCAAGAACAAGGACCGAAGCGAGAAGACACCTTTTGACATCACAGTTCCAGTAATTCATAAAGAGTTTACGATTTACTGGCGTGAAATAGAAGCAAGCAGAGCAAACGGTGTCCCAATCGATTTGCAGGATGCAGAAAACGCTGCTAGGCAATGCGCTGAAGAGGAAGACAAGCTTTTGCTGACTGGCGAGTACTCTGGTTGGAGGGCTCTTGGGGTCGAAGGCTTAGCCACGGCAACAGGACGCAACACCAAAGCCAGTGCAGGAGCCTGGCCAGCAAACTGCCTAACTGATCTTAGCGCATGCATCGGAGAGCTTGAGGCAGATGGACACATGGGACCTTACGCGGCAGTTCTAAGAAGTACCTGGGCAGCCAAATTAAGAGCTCTGGTAAGCAATACGGCTACGAAGTGGATTGATGTCGTTAGGGACTTGTTCCCAGCAGGAATCTATGTTAGCGACAACCTATTCACCAGCGCCGGGGCAACGACAAGCGCTCTTGTAGTTGAGCCTAGTCAAGAGAACTTTGAAGCAGTTATAGGCAGAGACATGTCTTTCTTTGCAAAGCAAGATGAAGATATGAACATGCAATGCAAAGTCCATGAGGTTTTAGCGCCAAGAATCAAGAGACCCACAGCCATCTGCGAACTTACAGGCTTAAGCTAAGATAGCGTCAACATAATTTTCCTTCCTTTTTCTTTTTGTTTATAATAGGTAGGTAATATGATTGAGCACAATAACTGATGAGACGCATGATGTATCCAGAAAGATACTTTCCCGTTTGGTAGCTCAGCCTATGCGCCAGCATGAGGTTTGTGAGAGAGTTGTACAGGATGCTGTTAGTATCAAGAAAGCTCTAACGGTTTTTTATTGGCTCAGGGATAGGGGGTTTATTCGAAAAATTGGAGCGAATTATTGTGCTCCATTTCGGCTAACAGAGAAAGGGGAGTTATTCTACCAAGTTCTGACCTACGATAAATAGACGTTATCGCGCTTGATAATTATCCCCATCGGTTTTTAGCGAAATCTACTAGCTCTTTTTCTCTGGTTTCTATAGAGGACTTGTTCCATTCATTGAAGCTTACAAGGTCTCTTGTAATTTGCCACAGTGACTTTTGGTATATGCTCTTCTTATCATCAAATGGCTTGTTTCCGCCTTTTGAGTTAGAATAAGAAAGAGTCATGTTTCCGAGTTTTTTATGATCAGTGTTATTCTCCGCAAATCGGCTAGTCCAATATACTATTTTCTTCCCATCTTTTTGCACAATTGTTTGGGGGAGAATGTGCTCGATTGTATCTTCTTTCTTCGCTTTTTCCAGCGCATCCCAGGGATAATATGGTTTCTTATCAGGCGATGATTCTATACATCGTTTTCTTTCTAACTCGTATAGGAAGTAGCGTAAGCCATCCCATTGATAGAAGTCTTCTTTGTCGAGTAGTTTGTCTGCAATTTTTGCAGTTGGACAGTATTCCTCGGTGATTTCACGAATTTTTTTGACTGCTTCCTCATAAGAAAGTTTGTTGTTGTAGATTTTATTGGCCAAAGCATAGAATTGACTTTGACCAGTGTAAGAAGGCCTGTCTGCGATGTAGTATATCCTGAAAACAGCCTTTTCGCATAGTTTCATTAGCTTAAGAAGTCTATCAGTTGAAGTGTTATCAAAATTTCGCTCATAAATAGCGACCAGAACGGGTAAAACATTGGATTGAATCTCCAGTCTTGTGAACTGTGCAGCAACTGATTTCACCTCGTCTTTCTGACCTGGGAAAACATCTTCGAATGCTGGTTCTTGTAAAGGTATGGTTAAGTCTCTAAGTCTATACGACATTCTCTTCAAAGAAGCTACATATTGGTCAAGTTCGTGATAACATTTGTTTCTATCTACTTTCTCTAATTCCTTGAAGTGTGACTTTACTAGCTTCTGAATGTCTGCTAATTGGGAGTTAATGCTTATTCTTCGTCCATTCTGCTTCAAATCCGATTTTAGTTCTGAATAGAAATTAAGTATGAAATTTATCCTTAGAAATTGATTTTCATCCTCAGTATCAGTTAAATTTGCCTTTGATAAATTTTCGAGGATTTCTTTCCAGCCGTAATTTATTTTATCTATCAGTTGATTTCTTGATATTTCACTGCTGGAAATCTTTTCAGCCTCGTAGATAAGAAAGTTCTTTACGATATCAAGTTTTGAAAGAGGTTTTCCTCGGTCATTTAAAACTTCAAAGATTATTCCCACTTCTGAATCGTCTTTTACTTCGTAGAGTGTAAAGCCTAGATACTGTGTTATTTTCTTCATCAAGTCTTGGAGATAATTGAAGTAGTTTGTAGAGTGGTCTTTTTTCTTGGCTATCAAGTATTCATTAAACTGGACTTGCGCTCGTGATAGTAACGTATGTGACTTAGTTTTAGGTTCGGAAAAGGACCCTTCGATGATTTTGTCTCTAAAATATGTGTTATTGTCTCCGTCTAATTCAAGCTTGTATGTTGAACCCTGAGAACCTACCCTTTTAATGTATTTCTCGCAGATGGTTTTAGCAATGGCAATTGACTCTGCCGTCTTAATGGCTTCTAATTCTTTCTTAATTTCGTTTAACAAGATAACAAGAGACGTAATCCGTTGCTGTCCATCAACGATTTCATTTTTTGCATAAGTCTCTCCAAAGGCGTCAATTTTATCATTAGTAACTTTCAGTACAATTGTACCTGTATAGTGTCTTTTGTTAGTGATTAACTCCAAGTCCTCAATTAAGTCTTTGATTTGGTCGTTTTCCCAGGAGTACCCTCGTTGATAGTTAGGAATTTTAAAAACTCTACTTTCGAACATTTGTTGAAGACTGAGAGTGTCCACCTGACTGTTATCCCCTGATCGAATATTTTCTTACTTTATAAATGCTCATTTTTCCTTTTAAAGTATCCCACCAAAGGTAATCTGTAAAAATGCGCTTTTTTTTGGCAAAATACGCTATATTTTGCCTGATTTTACTGTTTTAAGCATGGAATACGAGTCTATTTCCGTATTAATTGGGGCATCATTGACTATTACTTCGCTTATTCTTGGCGCAAAGTACAGGCAAGGAAAAGGCAAAGCTAAACAGCTAACGGACCTCCTATCGACGATAATCAAAGCTGCCGAAGACGATGAGATTACAGACAAGGAGTTTCAGAAAATTGTTGCTTCCGCCAAGGCCGTTTTGGACAAGCCGGAGGCTGAGAAGGCGTGAAGCGGAAGCTTCTTGGATTTTCTGCCATAGTCATTTTGTTTTCTATAGCAGTTGTTTGTGGGCTTCAGATGGTTCAGGTCAGAATTCCTGCAACTGGGGATATTCGGGCAATCGGTTTAGGGGTTTACAGTGAGCAATCCTGCACGACCACTTTAGCTAATATTGATTGGGGGTTGGTCTCTCCTGGCGAAACCAAAACCTTCACCTGTTTTCTCAAGAGCCTCTCGAACGTGAATACTTCTCTTTCTTTGTCTGTTGAGAATTGGGCGCCAAGTCTAGCTGTTAGTTACATCTTTTTTTCATGGAATCGAGAAAGCTATCAAGTTGCGCCTGGCGAGGTCATTTCAGCGGTTTTGACGTTGCATGTTGATTCTTCGATTCAAGGCGTTAGTAGCTTTAGTTTTTATGCTATCGTAACCGCGACGGAGGCCTAACAATAAAGAAAAACCTTAGTGCCAAGGATGCTCAGTGGCTGCGTAAATGGGAGCAGCTTGGGCACCGTATTAACCAGTTTCCAGAATGGATGCGCGTCATTCTTCTAGAGGATTTGGATACTGCCATTCGGAATCGAATTGCGATTTTTGAGATGATCCAAAAGAAGGTTACAGGAGCTTAGCGACGTGGGCTATTGCGAAGTTGACGCTGTTAAGCTTATTCTGCAGATTCCTGCTGAAACTGAAACGCATGATGAGGAGCTTGCAGGATGCGTTGTTTCTGCTGATGCGTTGGTTGACAGCTTGCTAAAGCAGAGGGGGTTGAGCGTTTCTTCGCCTGTTCCTCAAAACGTTGTTGATGCTAGCGCCTATTTTGCGGCTTGGCTTTTTCGGCGTCGCAAAGACCCGGTTGGGGCTGAAGCGTTTTGGCAAGAGGCAAACAGGTTCCTTGATGTCTACGGTGAAACCGAGGGAGAATTAGCGTTTAAGGTGTGTCAGGCATGATCACTGTTGAAGTTAGCACACGAGGGTTAGAATTTGATGAGGTTGTGAAGAATCTCAGTGGTCCGCTAAGGCAGAAGCTAATTGAGAAATTGGCTGATGTTGCTTATGCTTCTGCGTTTTATGGTGCACCTTGGCGGACAGGTCGGCTTGCGCAGTCAATTGTTAAAGAAATTGGCAATGGAGAAGCTACAATAGCAGCGTTGGCGTCTCATGCAAGATTCGTCATGTTTGGAACTGCGCCTCATGAAATCAGCCCCATGAATGCTCGCGTCCTAGCTTTCAACGTTGGAGGCAAGTTGATTTTCGCTTCTTTGGTTCATCACCCCGGAACTAAGCCTAACCCGTTCATGCAAAATGCGGTTGAAGATGCTGGCAGTAAAGCCGAGGAAACATTCGCCAAATTGTGGCTGGAGATGCTAAGCTAATGGGCTTCTATTCGAGCTATAAAACTCTCTTTGACGCCGCAAAAGATGCCATAACGACCAAGAGCGCCGTAAAGACTGTTGTTTTGGGAGAACAGTTCACTCTTGGGGCTCTACCTTGTGCAGTCATAAATGCCGAACCTTCAACGATGACACCAGGCGAGATGGGTGCGCTACTGGATGTCAGCGTTAATTTCAGTGTTGTCTTGATCGTTCGAGAATATGAGCCCCAGGACTGGTTTACCGACATTATTGCGGTCATGGGCGATGTTGTTGATGCAATTCTGGCTGATCGAACTCTAGGTGAAGCGGTGAAGGATTGTTATCCTGTTGGTTTTGCTCCTGGCGAAATCAAGTTTCAAGACAAACTGCTGTTCGGCGGGATTGTTAGGTTCAAGGCGGTTTTGTGGTTTGTGCCTTGATTGTTTAGCAGTAACCTTGCAGAAGGCAAGTTACAAAAAATGGAGGTAAGAAAAAATTGAGTGCACTATTAGGTAGAAACGCTCGTTTGCTAAAAGCCGGCGTAGCTATTGGGCTTGGCAAAAACATCAGCGTCAAAGCGACAGCGGAGATAATTAAAGAGTACAGTATGGATTCTCTGTCTCCTGCGGTTACTGGCGCTGGGAAGCAGAGTTTTGAGTGGTCCTGCGAGAGGCTCTATACGGATCAAACATATCTGGGGCTGCTTTTGGCGGGTACAAAGTTTGACTTGGTTTTTGCTCCAGAAGGCCAGGTTCAAGGTGCGACTAATGAGACTTGGAAGAACTGCTCAATTCTCAGCTGCGAGCGTACTGCAGGCGAAACTGGCGGATTACTTGAAAAGATCAGCGGTGAAGCAGAGAGCGTGGAGTTGCCGACTTAGGTGATTTGATGACTGAAGATGATGCTCGTTCGGTTGCTGTTATTTCGGATACTCCTGAGAATAGGGAGCGTCTTGCCAGGTTTGAGCGGATGGCTGCTGAAGATGAAGCCAGACGAGCTAAGGCAGTTAAGATGTTTAATCCTTCGGATCTGATTAGGCGGGCTAGTGAGATTCGTGAGTTTGAGCACCCCACCCTTGGGAAAGTGCGATTTGGTGAGTTGACCCTTGAAGATTCCGAAGTCTTGCGGAAATGCAGAACTGATGCTGAAAAGACAGCTATGGCGCTTTACTTGATGCTAAAGAAGGCCTATCCGGAGATGCCAACCTATACGCCAGAAAATATTAGCAAGTTCTATGGAGCTTTTCCGATGGTTGAAGGTGCAGAGCTTCTCAAATTCGTCAGTGAGCAGCCGGCTTTTTTACAGCAAACCTCAACGAATGGATCCACTGCAGTGGAGAAGCGCAAGAAATCGGTTTAGTGCTCCATGAGTTTCCCCAATACAATTTTGACAATATTGGGGCTTTGTCGTTGTTTCAGTTCAAGTATTTGGTGGCTTGGGTTAGGTGGGCTAAGAGATGAGTCAGAAAATCGAGATCAAGCTAAAAGCAATAGATGAAGCAAGCAGTGTAGTAGCTAATGCTTCAAGCAAAATTAGCGGCGATCTCGAAGACCTTGCTGGGGTTCAAAAGCAAGTTAGCCGAGGCACTAAAGAATCTGAAGCTTCGATGAAGAGTTTTGCAACAGGTCTCTCGGGAGCGGCGACTGCCGCCTTTAGTTTCTATGGTGCTATTGATCGAGTTCAATCGACTCAGATAAGCGCTGATCGGGCTAATCTGCAAGTCAGATCTAGCACTAAAGCTGTTCAGGATGCTCAAGAAGCCCTAACCGATGCGATATCGAGGTATGGCGTAGGTAGTGAACAAGCAAATGAAGCCTCCGAGCGGCTAAGTCTTGCCCAGGAGCGTTTAGCCGTCGCTAATGAACGTGCCCAGCAGTCAGAAGAAAACATCAATCAAGCAATCATGGCAAGTGCACTGCAAGTAGTCCCAACCGCTATAACGATGGTTGATGGCTTAAGCAGGGCCTGGAATAACATGCCAGATGTTTCAGGCCTGATTAGCAAGGTTTCTGGCAGTGTTGCACAAGCTGGAGTAACAGCAAAAACCGCTGCGGTTGGTGTGGCCGCTTTTATGGGTAGCTTCCTTTTGGCGGACACGGTTTTGAGTTCTTTGCCCGAGAACATCCGTAAAATAGCTGGAGCACTAACAGCATCAATCGCTGCCATTGTCGCGGCTACGATTGCTTGGATGGCTTTCAACGGGACGATGACAGTGGGAGTGGCGGTTCCCATAATTTTAGCTGCGGTAGGCGCTGGAATTGCAGGCATAAAAGCTGCTGTACCCATGGCAAAAGGCGGCGTCGTTAGCAGCCCAATAGTTGCCTTAGTGGGCGAAGCTGGACCTGAGATTGTCATGCCTCTTTCTCAGTATGAAGCTCAACATCAAAGCGCTACCTCTCCGTTCTCCCAACCTTCTAGTATTATGCAGGTTGAAGTTCACCAGTACTTCTATGGAGACATAAACAGCCCCGAATACGTTGACATGGCAGCCGAGAAAACCATTAACCAACTGGATGAAAAGCTAAGGCACAGCAGGAGCGGTTAGCATGTCCGAAGTAACCATTCTGGATAACCTTAACAAAGAGATCGATGAGTCAGACAGCCTCTGGCCTGCAGATGACGGCAACACTGGACTTGGCATTCAATTTCAACTTTTCACCTCAGCAGTAGTCACCAAGGTTAGAGTTAGATTGGGACGCGAGGGCTGGAACGGTTACAGCGGACCAACAGGGCACATCTCAGCTAGACTATACGGCAGCCACACTAACATTTTTCGAGACGCAAATGACTATGCCGGGGGACTCATCAGTGAAAGCAACAATAGCCTTGATTGCCAAGACATCTCAGGCAATTGGGAGGGCAGTGTTTGCGAGTTTGAATTTGCAAATGTTTCGCTGCCTGCAGGCGTCTATTTCCTTTGCCTATGGTCAAGTGACATGATTATGGAGGACCCGGGAACTTCCGAGCAGATGGGTGTTATCCGCTGGCTTGCAACCGAGTCAGCAGCTTCAACTGTGGGTCCATGGACTTTTTGGTATCCTAACGCACAAGGAGGCGCCCGCTGGGGCAGCGCCATTGAGGGGGATTAAGCGATGGTGTATGGGTATCTCTTTGCAATCTACGGCACCATGACTGAGCCATCCGAATGGAAGATCAACGACATATCTTTGCCATTTGGTCCCGAAGGGCTACAGCGCCAGGGCGGATGCAACAAAGAAGTCATGAACCAAACCCGGGAAGACCCCGTCCAAGTGGTTGATAGCAAAAAAGGCGAAGTGCTCACTTTTACCGGTACCATCGCCGACCCAGCAAAAACTGACGCTCAATTGTGGACAGATGTGCTTGCGCCAATCAAAGATCTAGAAGGCACCGAGATCGTCTTGACCTGCCCCATTCTTGCACTCTGTAACAACTATTTGCTGGATTCTTTTGAGTTTCGCAGAGACACAAAGGCGCCACTCTACAAGTACACCCTAAAACTCAGCAGGGCAAGCCTAAACATCATAATGCAGGAGTACGACTAAACATGGCTACTCAAGAGCTAACCGGCTGGATTATCTTCTACTATGACCCCGAAGAGGACAACGGCGGAGTCTTTGAGCACATAGAATTTGACCAACTGCAAGACGAGTTAAACAGTGAACTGGGACCTGTCGCGTCATTTATGCTTCCAAACTCCGATAACTACCGATGGCTATGCAAAGACGGGTTACTCTATGTTGAGATTTTCTACAATGAGCAGTTTCAGTTTGCAGGAGTGTTGCTTGCTGGGGAAGCAAACGGCTCAAGAGGACAATGGATTAAAGCGTTCTGTCATGATGCTGTGCTTACAGCGCTTGATGAAGCTGAACCCATCACGGGCGTTTATGATGAAGTGCCAGCAAACCAAGTTCTGGCTGAAGCTATCGATGGTGTGGAGAATCTGTTTGGAGAAATCAGCATAGATGAGTGCCCTTCAACGCCGGTTACGTTTGTTGCGTATAAGGCAAACCGCTTAGATGTTGCTAAATTCCTTGCCGATGTAACGGGGCTTGAACTGTTCTCGGTTGGTTCAACTAATATAAGTATTGGCTCTCGGGGAAACCAGACTTACTATCCAAACTCTAACACGGTTACAGTGAGCAATCATGGATTTGACAAGACCAAACAAGCTAGTAAAGTCATCATAAGGGGGATTGATACTTTTGGGCGCCACATAACAGGTGAAGCCCAAGTCCCTTGGTGGGTACCCACTGTTCGCGTGCGAACCTTCAATGAAGATACCCCAACAGATCAACCTGGCTTAGAGCTGCTGGCCTCAAAGAAACTTATGGAGTTAAACAGCGGTTGCACAGGGGCACCAATCAAAATGAGGATGGCAGACGCCTACAGGTTTTTGACGGGGGATTATCTTTGCGTCTATAAGCCGAGGTATTTCTTGTATGGCGATTATTCGCGCATCGTCAGCATGACCAAGGGCAAAACTCAAGCCTCGATACAACTTGACAAGGTACCTGCGACCGTTACCAAGTCCATTGAGGACCTGCGTAGCTGGGAGAAAAAAGGAATCTACCTCCCCGGTTGCCAAAGCTGGAGCATCAACCTACAAGACCTTGTTGGATTCTACCATCTAAACGAGGGGTCTGGTGTGGTTGCTCGAGATTCAAGCCCAAGAGTGGATCCTCAAGATGGAAACATCGTCAACTGCGCCTGGCAGCAAAACCAATACCTCAAATTCCTCACATTCAACGGAGGCTCCTCTTACGTCGATATTGGAGACACAATCACCTTTAGCTCAACAAACAAATTTAGTATCGGAGGCTGGATAAGCCCTTCAACTCAAGACGGAACATCAAGGTACATAGTACATAAGGATGGGCAGTTTTCTCTAAAAGTTGTCAACGGCGCCATTGTCTTAACTGTCTATGACTCAGGTGGAACACCGCACACTTTCACAACTGCCCCAATCGTTACGGTCGGCGGTCGAAACTTTATCTTGGCAACATACGACGGGGCAACTATCAGAATTTACCGGAACACCAAGGTAGTGCTTGAGCAAAACATCAGCATGTCCATCCATTCATCAACTAACAAAGTCTACATTGGCTTTAGCTTTCAAGGCGCCCTTGCTGAAGTGATGCTTTGGCAGCGGTGCTTATATGATCAGGAGGTGGTGGAGCTTTACTTTTTTCCCCTTGTCCGAACTGTATAGTTGGGTAGACATAGAAGTCGCAAACGCAACACGCCACTTCCCATATACCAAACCAGCCCCTAATGCAGGGCGACACTTTCAGTATCCACCCTATTGGATTCCATTAGGAGTGCGTCACTTACAGTTTCCAGGTATTGCTCCTGGAGCAAAAAGGCACATCTCGATCAATCAAGTAGCTTCCTATAACCCAAACGAGAGCTTGATTTTTGATATAAATCCGTTTAACCGGGAGATGTTTGAGTAAACATGCCAATAAAGCATCATACTCAAGCGGTTACGCCTGGAAAGATACCTTGGGAGACCTACAACGAAGACCATGACTACAGCAACCTTGACGCGTCAACGCTTGATGGATCCACAAAATACGATATTATTGATGAAGCTCGAGAAGGCATGGGTAGCGGAGCAACACAGAGATTTCCGGTACCTGTAAGTCTCCCCCAAAATATGTTGATGCTTTGGGATCCTTGCAACGGAGAAATTCCTGAAGGTTATCAAAAAGTCAGCGAACTTGCTGAAACAAATTTTATAGTAATAAAATTCAATGGTGGTGAAAACATTACAGATTGCATAATTAGAGTTTTTTGTTCTCTGCCAACTGATACAAGCGTTGAGATTGGAGACGACACACTTGAACGCTACGTATATAGCGAATCAGGAGACGGTACCCAAAAAGTACAGACTTTCGTGGTCCAGAAAGGCTCTGTTCTATCGCTAACGATCTACAACAACTCTGGAACAGACCGATATCTGGGTTTTGAGTATGAAAGTGCAGAAGACGGACGAGAACATGCTCAAGGAGCCTCATCTATACCAACTAGCAACGCTAATCAGTTCAAGTTTGTTGCTGACCAAAGCGGAGACCTTCGAATATGGCAGGATTAGGTGACTTAGCATGCCCGTAACTCTACAATTTAGCGCAGATGTGCTGGAACCTGATCTCTATAATGACGTGCAGGGGTTGCCTGATCCGTTTAGCATGGCTGTAATGATTGGGATAAGCAACACCTACAGTGCTGGATTATATTTTAGGGTAAGGCTTGTTTCCCCACCCGCAGACTACACGGTCTATCAGGTGAACCTTGGATTACTCAATGCTGGAAGCTCAAGCATCTACTCTCCTATTTTTACCAGAAACATCCCAACCCTAACCGATGGTGAATATGACGAAACGTTAACTATGAGTCTTGAAGCTTTCTCAGACTCCGGATACTCGATACCATACGGCTCAAAAGACCTCTCAGTTACTATTCACCACTTTGACCATCTTGATCCAGCTTGGACAGTTATAGAGCACGCTGATTTCAACGGAAGTATGAATGGCTGGAGTCTCTACTCAGCCCAAGGCGGCTACGACACAACATACTTTTACTCTTCACCCTCTTCAGTTCGCGTCACATACACGGGTAGCTCAAACTATGGACCAGGCTACCTCAAAAAAACCGTATCCGTCGGCTCATACTCAAAGGCGCGACTTGTTTTTCATCACTATGGCAGAAGCGGAAGCGACTACCAAAACAACGACGACTTCGAGCTATCTATCGCAGGCGTTCCCAAAAAGCCCAGACCTTTACCGTTACCTTACAACCAATGGAACCGCGTATGCTACAACATGCCAACCAATCAATCATCTGAAATCTACTTCTGGATAGGAGGACGACTATACCACTACCCTATGTACTATGTTGACGAAATCTGGGTAATCGCTAAATAAACAAAAGAATCAGCGTTTGAGTTTTTTGTGGTAGACCAGCAACCCAGCAATCAATAAGACGATAGAGACGACGCAGACAGCGGTAATTGGCAAAATGGGGAATGGCAGGTTTACTGTGAAAATAGTTGTTTTTGAAGCACCGATATGTCCAGATAAGTCTTGAGCGAATACTGTTATGTTATGAACCCCATTAGACAAAGCCGTTAATGTAGTGTTTCCTGCAATAGTGACATTTGCAGTCCCATCAAGACTGTACATTAATTGAGAGGTCTGTTCATTGACCGTGAAATTCATCGCTAAATTACTTGTTGTATACGTTTTATTTTCGATGGTTAAAATCGAAATGTTCGGTTGTTGAAAATCAGTAACAAAGAAAACCGTTGAGGAGCCATTTATCATGAAACGATAAAAACCCATGTTATCAGCTGGGTAAAAGCCGCCTGCGACTGCAGTTATGGTTAGGGTGTGGTTTCCGTCAGGTATGTCTGTAAGGTTTTGCGAGCCTTGGAAGTATTGATGTTTAACTCCGGGAATTTGGCTCTCAACGCTATTATCAAAGCCCTTATTCTGGTAAAGGTAGGTTACATCTTCTTGCCCGTCTAATCGACAAATAACACTGTAAAGTATGGTGCCTAATGCAGTCGAAGATTCTGGTAAGGTAACATTTACGTCTAAGTTAAGGGGGGTTGACCCGAAAACTGAATTGTTTATCGGAGAAAATACAGTGACTTTGGGAGGTTTTGTTGCTGCGTCAGGAGGTACAGAACCCCGTTCTTGATACGGATTTGCTTTGCCTAAATTAACAAACGATGTTTCTGTTGCTGTGACTAGGAGAGATAAAATGAGGATTAATGATATCGCTTCTTTTCTCATACCCGGATCGCAGATATATTCAGTTTGGGTGGCATTAAAAGGGTTCTTGTCAAAGTTCCTTTACTAAAAGCCCATTTTTTAGTTCACATTTCTTAACTAACTTGACCTTGATTAGGTGGTTTTTGTTTGCTCCGTTGTTTATTGATGTTGTTTCTTGGTAGAATTTTTTTTATGGCAAAAACCTAGCCAAAGTTACAATTTAGATTAGACTGCTCTGTTATGTCGATTGCTTAGTCAAGGTTTCTTTACGAGAACGCTTTTATGACTATAGAAGAAGGTAAGATATGGCGTAAATCAATGACTGCTTTAGAACAACCGAGAAAACGCTCACATAAGATAGATGCAATTGTGGTTGTGGGGTTGTTCTCTATTGCTATCTTGGTGGGCGCTATCTTCGCATCATTGGGTTACTTTAATCCTCAGAACTCAGATAGTTCTATTGATAAGCTTTCCGCGAATGAGGAAAAAGGCTTAGACTTCATTCAAAAAGTGCTTTCTTTGGACACCTCAAAATATAATGTCAGCATCAAAACCCATGCTGCTCCAGCGCCAAGTTTCGCTACTACTCAACAACTTGAGCTAGCCCCAACCCTTGTTGATTACGATCTAAATTCAAGCCTGTACTCAATAAAAATTACCTGCACGTTCAAAAAAGGAGTACTAACAATGTGCAATATGGACGTCCGCAACGTTACACTATCAAGCTTGCGTCAGTACCGTAATCTCACTGACATAGTCAAAGGTTTTCTTGGCAATTATGAGGCTTTTAGTGGTCAAAACTGCACAACCATGATCGAAACGTTGGCTAAGGTTAACCCCAAAAACAGTCAAGATTCAACTTTGTCTGGCAGCCTTAAGTTAACGACTACTCATAAGGACCTCTCAGATACCGCTTTTGGCGATAGCTATCAATTCCGCTGGGATTACACTTACAATGGATGTGACTACCCCGCGCTGGTTGTTTCTTATCGAGATGGCGTATTTTCAGCTTTTAAAGATGAAAGAGCCATTTACACGATTGGTGATACAACTGTAAATGTCTCTCAAAAACAAGCCACAGACATAGCTTTGGACACCATAAAGAACTATTCATACAAGATGTCTGACGACGTTTGGATCAGCAACTTCGGAGTCAACGGCACTAACACATATTTGGCTCCGGCAATCCGGAATTCGACTTACCTCTATCCCTGCTGGACAACAATCATCTATTTAGATAAGACATACCCAGGCAGCGTCAGAGCATTAGTCGTATATGTTTGGGCAGATTCTGGACAAGCCTGGGGAACAAACAGCGTATATGTTCCTGGTTACGGAGATCTGACCTAATTTGACTGGTTATGAACATGAATAAGCCTTGTACTTTTTTATTTGCAGTTTATGTTTTTTTGTTCTTGTTTTTTTTTTGATAAGTCGTTTGTCTCCTTATTTTCTAAGTTTTGCAGTTTGTACTTGTCTGTCTGTTAATGGATTAATCTCTAATGCATACTCAACTAAGCCAGCCAAATACAATTTTTTGGGTGTTAACTATTCAAGCGTCAATTAGTTATTCTGTCTTAATTCAATTTATGATTATCTCAGATTTCGTCGTAATGAAGTATTTTTTAGTATCGTGTTTAGGCTAATAATATTTTTAAACGCTACCCTACTGAACGTGTCTTAATAGTTGCGATAACTTATGAACAAGCAAGTGTTTGGGCAGATTAAAGGCTTTGAGAGAGGCGACTACGTAAAGGTTTCCTGGTTTGACGCAAGCGACGCCCGCGCTTCTTTAGATGATCACAAGAAGCCAGAATGCTTAGTCGACGAGTGGGGTATCTTTCTTGGCGTTGAAGGCTCCCCTAAACATCTCTTGATGGGTAAACATTACGTTCGAGGTGATCGGGTTTGGGAGGCCACCCGAATCCCCCTAACGCTCATTCAAAGTGTGGAGCTTATCGCTAAGCGTGCTTCTCCGCCTGTTTTTTTGCGCAAATACACAGTTCAGCCTCCGAATAGGCGAGTGGTGAGGTTGAAGTTTGATGAGTGACGATTGGGTAAAGCGAGCTCTTACACGAAAAACTCAGCGTAAAGGTTCTCGTGGCAGCCAAGAAATTCAAGTTATTGAACCCGATGATCGGATAGTTTATGGTGTAAAGTTTGCGATTGGCATGACTGCTTGTCTTTCTGCGATTGAGGTTGCGCATTTGGCGTTTTTGGGTTCTTGGAATAGTGAGGTCTTTGCTTCTATCACTGGTTTAAGTGGAACTGTTCTTGGTATCTTTGTGGGGCATAAAACATGAAGGGTAAACCCTGGACTCTTGAAGAGGAAAACAGGCTCAGGCAACTGCTGAAGGCTAATCGTTCAGCTCGTGCGATCGCGCGAATTATGGGGAAATCTCGTGAATGTGTCAGTATGAAGATTGCTCGGTTGGGGTTGGAAGTTGTTACAGAGCAAAAAAATTGTGGTGTAACAACAACTTCTCAGTTAGCCGCTCTAAAACTTCCTTCCGAGCTGCCAAGTGTTGAGGAGCAACTGAAGGTTTTAGCTGCTGCCCTTGAAACGCTAAGGGCGGGTCAGGTTGAGAAACTCGATGTTATGCGGCTTCGTACGATCATTCAGGGTGTGAGAGTGTACCAGGAGCTACTCGCCGAGTTTGTTGATTATCGGGGGATTGAAGCTAAAGTAGCAGAGTTGGAGGATAAATATGCCAAATTGCTTGAGGACAAGGCCAAGGACGATTCGTCCAAGCCAGTTTCTTCCGATGTGGTCGCGGGTTCTGCACAGTGAAGCTTTAGTGGATAAGGCTGAAGTGGAGAAAGCTAAGACTCTTAGCAGTGTGCCTGTTGAATTCTGCAGGCAAGTCTTGGGTTTTGAACCCTACGATTATCAAAAAGAGCTTATTGCACTCTATCTTCAGAACCAATTTACTGCTGCCCGCTGGTGTAGGCAGTCAGGCAAGTCCTGGATAATATCAGGTCTACTTTTGGACGATGCGCTCAATATTCCTGATTGCTTCATTGGTGTTGTTGGTCCTAGCTGGCGCCAGACAAAACTGAACATTAGGCGTATTGCGATGTTTGAGCGCAAGTTGCCTTCGGGTTCTTATTTGAAGCCGCAGAAAACTCGGTTGGCTTTTCCAAATGGCAGTGTCATAGAGGCTTTTCCGAATAATCCGGATACGATTAGGGGTCATACGTTTCACCGGATTTGGTGGGATGAGACCAATTTCACTGCTAATGATCAGGACTTGCTTGATGCTATACTGTTTGCTTTAGGTACGACTAATGGTAAATTGATTTGCACGAGTACGCCTTGGAATTCTGATAGTTTGTTTTGGAAGATGTGTAATCACAAGGATTACTCGGATTTTGCGAGGCATCATGTTTCTTGGGAACGTGTCGTTGAGCCTAATGGTCCCTGGAAACGGAGTTTTCTTGAGAAGATTAGGCGCCAGTTTGGCGAGGATCCCTCACGTTGGCGACGAGAAATGGAAGCGGAGTGGGCAGAAGATGAGAACACATGGTTACCGCAGAGCCTCATAGTTTCGTGCATTGGTACTGTGAAGAACTGCGGGGTTGATTTGCAGCCTTTTGATCCTGAAAAGGGCTGTGAGGGCATGTTTTTTGCTGGATTAGATTTAGCTCAGGTTAAAGACTACTGTGTTTTCGCTGTTTTTGAGCTTGTTAATGATGTGCTTTTTTTGAGGCATTTGAAGGTTTTCAACCAACCCACCAAATACGCAAATGTTTTGGGCTATGTTAAAACTCTTCAGGATCGTTGGGGCGGTTTTCAGAAGATCCGTGTTGACTTCACTAAGGAAGGTCCAGCGATAATTTCTGATATGGAAAATGCAGGAATAAAAAACGCTGAAGGCGTTCACTTCAGTGTTACTCGCAAAAGCGAAATGTGCAGTCTCCTAAAGAATCGTATGATGGATCAGAAGCTGTTTTATCCGCATTTGACCTGGGAGAAGCCTTACCGCAGCGACCTTTGCAGCGAGCTTAACGTGGAGCGTTTTGAGTTGAGAAAGGACGGCGCTTTGATGTTTAGTCATCCGAATGGTACTCATGATGACGTGTTTTGGGGTTTGGCTCTTGGAGTTTATGCTACTGTTGAAATGAAGGCGTTTGATTTGGAGGCGTTCAAGTTTGGTTAAACTCGGAATAAGAGAGCATTTCAAGATAAGAAGAATTCGAAGACTCTATGACAGAAACCAGGACAAATTCAGCTTTAATATTTCTTATGAAACCACGGTTAGGCTTACTCCCAGAGCTCTTGTTGTTGCTGAGGCTTTCGGTTTAGGCGTTGATGAAGCCCAGAAATTTACAGTTCTTGACACGGAGTTGAAGATTTCTCCAACAGATATTGTGTACATCACTGGTGACAGTGGCAGCGGAAAATCTGTTTTACTACGAGCATTAAGGAAGGATCTTGACGAGGAAGCCATTGACCTGAATGAGATCGAGTTAGATTCAGAAAAGCCTCTGATTGAGACTGTGGGTAAAACTGTGGAAGAAGGCTTGGAGCTACTTAGCAAGGTTGGTTTGAATGATGCTTTTCTTTTTCTGCGAACCTTTGACCAGCTCAGTGACGGCCAGAAATACAGGTACAAGATAGCGAAAATATTAGAGACTGGAAAGCGTTGGGTTCTTGCCGATGAATTCTGCGCCTGTCTTGATAGGGATACAGCAAAGATTATCGCGTTTAATCTGCAGAAAATAGCCCGTGAGCAGGGCAAAGCTGTGATTGTGGCAACCACTCATGGGGATTTGTTTGAAGACTTAAAGCCTAGTGTCTATGTTCACAAGAGGTTTGGGCAAGAAATCCAAGTAAGCTATTATCCGAATGAAGCTACTCCTGAATGCAGTTTAGTTCGGGAAATGAAAGTTGAAAAGGGAAAAATTGCAGACTGGCATCAGTTAAGCGGATTTCATTATCGGGGGCATAAGGTTGCTGCTCCGCGAAGCATATTCCGATTGAAGCGAGGTGATGAGCTCTGCGGAGTTATAGTGTATTGTTATCCTCCGCCTAGCTGCTATGGAAGAAGACTGATGCTTCCTCATATGTCAATGAAAGAACTGAATGCCAAATTGTGCATAATCAACAGAGTTGTTGTCCACCCTAAATATCGCACAATTGGTTTAGGTACAAAACTGATTCGGGAAACCTTGCCTTTGGTTGGTACACCCTATGTTGAAATGGTTGCTGTGATGGCAAGATACAATCCTTTTGCAGAAAAAGCCGGTATGCGTAAAGTTGCTGAAAAGAAAGATTGCAAAGAAGCCCTCGAAATCTCAAGTCTTTTGTTGGGTTTAGGATTTGATCTGCAGCTTTTAAGTAGTAATCATTATGTTACCTCAAAACTTGGCAGCCTTGACTCTGTTCAGATTGCTGAATTAAGAAGACTATTTATGAAGAATAAGCATCCGAGGTTTAAGAAGGAGTTTTCAGCCAGTCGGCACCAACCGTTTGGTAAAACATCAGACTATGTTGCATCCATTAATAATGCTGATTTGCCCAAAATTTCCAAGCTCATAAAGCTTGTTGGAATGCTGCTCCAATCGAAGGTTTACTTGTTCTGGTCTAACCAATATTGACTTGTCTGTCCTTTCCCCTTAAAATCTAGCTAATCTTTTATGAAACGCTTCTCTATTAACCCAATAGAGAGAGTGTCAGAAATTGGGGATTCGTTCAAACATTTTCCTGAGCAAACAAGCATTCGATGACCCAAGCTATACCGCGGATGTCTATCGCATTGAAGGTATTCAAAGTGATAAAGACCGTTTTAGGAACATAGCAAGAATTAAAGAAATGCTTGCAAGGAGGCTTAAGGCCTTAGTTGTTCTGTATTCGCCTGGAGATGTTGACTATGCTGTTGCCTTTCAGCCTCAGTCAACAGTTGATATCAAAGAATCGGGTTTTTCAGTGAAGCTTGAGCAGAAAGATGTTCAACTGGTAGGTTATCCTCAGCAGTTGAGGGAACTTCATTATGAGGCAACAAGGAACAGCCTTGAAAAATATGGATTGTGGAAACACGCTTACAACAAGTATTTTGAGCCATTCCCTGAAAAAACCATCGACGATTACGAGATTTACCGTGGTATGTGGTTTAGGTATGATCTAATTGGTAACAATGTTCTGTTGTCAATTGATCCAATAACAAGTGTGACTAGTCGAAGTACGGTTTGGGATATAATTTCCAGGTTAGGCCGAGAAGATGCTAAGAAAAGATTAGCCTACAGAAATGTTTTGGCTACTCAAGAAAAAGGAAAAGCGATCTATCAAATCGTCCGGTTAGATTTCAGCAAGACAGTCAACACGAAATGTATTCCAATGGGCGACAGAAACTATAGCGTCAAAGAGTACTTCAAGAGACCTGGGGGAAAGTCGGAGTTGGCAGACTTGGTCTCTGACGAGGAATGCGTGGTTTTCGTCAAGAGAGGATTTGAAGGCAAGGAACTGAGTATGGCGCCAAGCCTCCTAAAACTTGTCCATAAGACTGATGATTTTCCGAGGGAGCCATTGTTGAGGCAGGAGCTTACAAGTGAGGTTTATCTTTCGTCCGAGAGAAGAAGAGTGCTTACTCAAAAGTTCCTGACCATGCTAAATCCGCTGTGGCTGGGCAAGTTATCTACCGAATTTGAAACTGCAGACTTGTCTGACCTGAACAAGAATGCAGGAGTGATCGCAGCTCCAAAGCTGGTTTTTGGAAACAAGCAAGCTGTGACGCCTGACTTTTCAAATTATGGCATGTTCATGAAGAATACCCTGAGGAGGTTTGGGCCTGCTAGGAAGGCAGCGTTTTCTAGCAACTCGTTGTTATTGGTTTATCCCTCAACTGTTGCTAGGGGCATAATGAGAGACTTTTATGAAGATTGCAAGGCTGTCTCAAACGAGTTCTTTCGTACTTATTTGCCTGATAAGCCGACGCAATATAGCTATCCTGACTTTGATGTTAGGCGAGAGTATGAGTCGTTTAAGAATAATATTGACGCCGTTTTGTCAGTGATTCAGTACGAGGGCGATACTAATCTGTACCTTAACTTCAAGGAATGGTTTGACAAGCCCAACCAAGTCTTAACTTACCGAGTCATAAATGAGCGGTATCAAGCGCGAAGTAGGCGGTATCAAAATCTGTTGCTTAATGTCTGCGCAGGATTGCTTGGTAAAATGGGTGGAAGACCATGGGTCCTTGATAAGAAATTGAGTGCTGACTTTTATGTGGGCTTAGACGTTGGTGGCGATAAGAATGCGAGGGTTGCTTGTTACACGTTTTTTGATGGTTACGGTAATTACGTTCGGGAGGAGTGGCGACCGCAGAGGGCAGAGGAGATTAATCCGCAGGAGCTCAAAAGAATTGTCGTTAATGCGCTTGCAACTTATGGGAATCCTGTAAACAGCGTTGTGTTTCATAGGGACGGGCAATTCACTGACGGGGAACTGCAGGGTATGGATGCTATTAAGTCAGAGCTTCTTAGCAATGGAAGTATGACAAACGATGGCAAAATTTCTTGTGTTAACGTTAAGAAAACTGTTCCATATAGGCTCTATGATTCTCAGGGGAAGCAGCAAAGTGAATGCAAAATTGGTTCCTACCTCATTTTAGACGATCATAGCGGGATAATTGCAAACTCCGGAGCCCCACTGCTCAGGCAAGGAATTGCTAAGCCGATACTAGTGGAAACAGTGCCTCCCTTCGATAATACTGACATTAAAACGGCGTTAGAAGACGTCTATTACCTGTCATTCATGCATTGGGGTTCAATAATGTTGAAGATGAAGCTTCCAGCAACTCTACGATATGCGGATGCTCTAACGCCTTTTGCCTTAAGAAACATTAGAATTACTGGAGTACCGCTTTAGTAACTCCTGGTTTATCGCTGTTAGATCGATGCCGCTTTCCTCCATTGCAAGAGCGGTGATGGTTGGCACTAAGTCCTGATTAGGTACATTGCCTTTTTCAATTGATTTTCTTGCTTCCAAGATTTCTGGCCAATTTTCATCTATGCATGTTGGAATTATGGTTGAGTTGATCCTATCGAACGCTGTCTTTATGACTTCTTCACTTACTAAGAAAAGTGAGTTTGGAGTAGACACAGTATGAGCATATGAATCCCACAAGGCTTGGTATGAACTGATATCAATGTCTGCTAAATCTATGGATTGCAGAGTGTCAGTCATGAACTGTATTCGAAGGTTTGATGGTGGATGAGTGAGTTCTATTCTATTTGGTTGGCTGTTTAGGGCAACTAACATGAACTGCAAAAGGAAAGCAGGTCCCATGGTTCTGACAGCAAAACAATCTGATATGAATTCGGGTATCCAGTGTTGAGCCCATATAAATGAGGCTTGATCAAAGGCGTTTTGATCCAAGTTTGGCGGCCTGTTTTGGGATAGCTTTCTTAACACTTCAGGGATAACGTTTGAGCTTATTTCGTATTCATTCTTGTGGTAGAAGACATGCCCAATTTCATGGGATAGTAGCACAGCTTTGTGCAAGTTTTTTATTTCTGAGTATGTGCCAAAGATTACGTGTTTCCTCTCTTCCCATTCTACAGGCAAGCAAGCATAGCTTTCGCCAACTATCGTCATTATGTGTCCATCTACGTGGGCAAGTTGCATGGCGTCAGAGACGAATCGTTTCAATAGCTCATGATGCAGTTTAATCTCTGAACTTTGTTTCTGATTATTCCATACCGGAATTAAGGGGAGAAACGTGTCTAGACCTATTCTGATTCTTCTTTCAATATCTTCATAGTCCCTCAGAATGGCTGCCAGAAGCCTTCTCTGATGGCTTTCTTGAATAGGTCCTGATTGATTAAAACTTGCAGCTTGAGCAAATAAGGTGAATTGTGCCTTTGCTTGTTCTACCCTATTGCGCAGGGAAGCGATCCAGTTTTGTAGTGGTAAAGTGTAGCTTAGAAGAACATCATCGGGCTCTTTTATTTCGTTTATGACTTGTTGAGCAAAGGTTAATTTTGACAGTAAGTCTTCGGCTTTTTGGTCTAGCAAGTACATTAGCTATCTTGCTTCTGCCATGAAGATGTGGACTTTTGAAGTGGCTCTTGATGCTTCTTCTGAAGTTGAATTGGCGATTATTTCCAGAAACTCTTCAGCTTCTTCCGGTTCGTCTATTTTGCCGTCTTTGAAGTCTTGTAGTTCTGCGATTGCGTCTTTTAGCATTTTCTTGAGGGCTGCTTGGTTGCTTACCTTTCTGCCCTGAGATAAAACGTATAATATGGACAAGGCTTCAGGTGAGATTATTTCTTGTTTTTCTCTTGCCTCAAGCGTCTGGGACATCACATCTAACAGTTTAATTCCTTTGTCTATTTTTTCTAATTGTGCTTTGCCAAGTGGCTGGTCTTTTTGTCTTGCGATTTCAACGAAGTGAATTCCTATCAGGGCGTCATTTGCTATCTTAGATGAGTCTAAGAAAGTTTGGGCATCCCGCATTAGTTGCCATTGGCGCGTCATTGCAAATGTACCTCTATATAAAAGATACACTAACGTCTCTAAAAAGACTTTTTAAGCGTTTTGGATTCGGCGTTAGTTTTTCTTTGGAAGGGTGTTGGTTAGTTAGTTAAGGATTGATCAAGCCTTGATTATTTTAAACATTCGTTCTATGCAGGATTTGTTTGGTACGTCTGTGTCTGTGGATTGAAATAGAATATGTTTGTCCTGCTCTAAGGTATCCATTGATAGATGCTGTCCGTGAACTGCTGCGAATTTTCTGAATGGGGTAACTGAAATTACGAATGCTTCCAGTTTTATGTTGGGGTTTCCGATTTCTTTTTCTATTTCGTTTCTTAGGAACGTGTGGAGTTTGAGTTTGGGGTCGTCTATGTCCATGTGGATTAAGCCTTTGGGGTCTATGAATACTATGGTTTGTTTTTGGGCTTTTTTTATCCACATTATGAAGTCTGGGTAGAAGGAGTGTGTTTCGTAGAAACCGATGCCTTTGCTTCTGGTTAGGTTTCTTAGGAGGTAGATTTGGGCGTCTGTTTGGTTTGTGTTGAGGTAGTTTTTGAGGTCTTCTACGAAGTTTGCTTCGCCCGTGTTTAGTCCAGTTGGTATGGTGACTATGCTTGTGTTGTCTTGTTTTACGAGGAGCGGTTGGTAGAGGTGTCCTTTGAATGGGGCAAGTTTTAGTGTTGCTGGGGTTTGGTCTATGTAGGTTCTGAGGCCGTCGGTGAGTTTTTGTTCGGTTATGAGTTTGTAGATTTTGCCGGTTTGGATGAGGTTTTCGAGGTTGCTGATTAGCATTTGGTCTTCTTCGTTTAGTTGGATGCGGTACATGGTTAGGATGTTGTCGTCTTCTTGTTTGAGGGGTTTGAGTTCTATGTGGGTTTTTTCGGCTGCGTTTCTTTTCTTTGCGTAGTAGAGGTTTAGGTATTTTTGGAGTAGGAGGGTGACTATGTCGGTGGTTTGTTCTATGGCTTGGAAGGTTTTGGGTTCTATGAGTTCAGGGTCGCAGAGTAGGGTGTATTTTTGGTTGTAGATGATTTGTTTGAGGGCTTCTTTGGTGATGGCTATGTTGAAGAGTTCACGTTCGTTTTTATATTCTAGGATTCTGTAGTAGATGTCGTTCCAGTCGAGGATGTCGAGGATTTCTTTTCTGATTGTTCTGGGGGTTTGCGTGGTTGATGTTGCTGTTAGGGTTTGGTCGCCTCTGCCGTCTATTACGAGTGCTCTTGGGATGAGGTCGAGTTTTACGTGTAGGTCGTCTGTGGGTTCGAGTTTGAAGAGTTCTTGGTCGAATGACCAGCCTTGTTTTAAGCCTATGATTTGTAGGTCTGGTGGGAAGGGTTCTATCTTCTTTGTGGGTAGTGCGATTTCGTAGATGGGGACGTCTTCTTTGTCGATTATTTCTTTGAAGGTTTCCATGTAGTTAGCTTGGATGCCGTATATTTGGAGTGTTTCGAGAATTTCTATGTGTGGCGGGTGTGGTGGGGGCACGTATCGGCTTCTTTAGAGGCATAGGTTTTTGCCTTTTAGTCTGACTCCTCTACCGAAGAGTTGTATGATTTGTGATCCCGCGCCTTTGCCTATGTAGAGTAGGCTCATGGTGGATACGCGCCATGAGTTCCAGCCTTCCACGAATTTTTTTGAGCC